CTACCAAATAGTTGCAATTTCTGTTCAGGTGTGCTGTACCGGAGCGCGTGATCGGCTTCGAGCAGAGCTTTAACAGCCTTTGGCGCGTCAATTCCTAGCCCTTGGATGGTCTGCATATACGGCTGCACGACTTCGTTTATTTCGTCGGCAAACTGCGCCTTGGCTTTCAGCGGTTCAATACCCGCCTTCATCTGCTCTTCGCGCTGGTAGGCGTATTCCTTTAGCCGGTCGTCGGCGGTAGCCCAGGCTTCGTGATAATCCTTTTTCCATGAGGCAGGAGGACGTTTCCAAACGGGTTCTTCAACCGCTTCGGGCTTTTCGGTTTGGGCGAATTTACCGGCTTCGTCCCGTGGATTTTTTGCGGGTTCTGCCTTTTCCGGTGCTTGTTCGGCCTCTTCAAACTGCTGCGTGAGCAGTTCGCGCCTAGCATCGGCGTTCTCTACGGGTACTATGGAGTTCAGATCATCAGACATTTACTTCTCCCTGTGGGGGTTAACGGCGGGTAAATCGGACTTCTTCTCTCATTTTGTGCAAAATCTTGTCGGCTTCGCGGTTAGTCATATTGGCAAGCTGCGCTCTCAAGACTTCGCGCCGGTTATCGGAAGGAGGAGCTTTCTTCGTTTCCATCGTCTCGTTTCCGATTTCTATGCAATTGTGCTGGCGCAGATGTTCTCGGTGCTGTCTTCTTCCCGTAATCATTGATCCATCGGCCATGCTTTGATAGGGCTGTATATCCGGCATGATGTAAGTACGCGCTTCTGGCTCGTATTTCTCAATTTCTATTGCCTCGCCGTCTTTATAAATCCATCGCTGTCTCATAGCAGTGCCAAGACCTCCTCATCGTCTATTTCAATATGCTCGGCATAAAGTGCCTCAACCTTGGCAATATCCCGCATCAGTTTGTCAAAATCCACCTGCTTGACCAGCGGTGCGGAGTCTTGCCCTCTAGCCTTCGTTTTTACATACGGCTCGACTATTTGAGCCGCGACTTCTGGTCTGCCTTCTACCACCCGCTCGTATAGGTCAATCAGATCACGCTTGCGCTTTTCCTTCTTTTCGCGCTCCTCTGCAAACTTCTTGCCCTTGTAATCTCCGTCATGGGTGTCATCAATAATGATGATTGGCGGGACAACTGCAATGACCGTCCCCACGCTGCCAATAGCTTCTGCCCCAGAAATGGCAACCATGATGCTGTCGCCTTCTCCGTTGACAGCTCCTGTGGCTTGTACGCCGGAAATGGCAATAGTAATGCTGGGAGATTCTGTTCCTGCCGCAGCAGTCGCGTTGACTCCGGTAATTGCCTCGGCAGCAGAGACTCCCAGGGTTCCTGCGCTACCTGTTCCGGTATTGCCGGTGACGGGTAAGCTATCCCATAGGGCAGCGTCCCATGTTCCGGTGTCCCATGCGCCTTGTGCCATTTATCAGGCAATTCGGATCAGCGCGTTTGTTGCGTCACTGGTTGGCATGGTCAGTGTGAAAGTCCCCGCCGTAATGGTTTGGCTGCCGAACGTGTGAACGCTGATGGCTTTGTTGCTTTGGGTTGAGTTATAGACCAATACCGCGTCGAATGCCGTAGTCAGGGTGACACTCGTATAAGTGAAGCTCGCGCTTGGCGTCCAGTACCCCGTTGTGCCGCTTGTAGTGGGAGCGGTGGCGTTTGTGATCGTTATGCCGCCTGCGCTATATCCAGAACCAGAAACCTCGCCTGTCGCGCTATATGCGGTCGTTGCTGCATTTACCGTTGCGCTTGTTAGATACAAAGCGGCTTTCAGCGTGTCGGCTCCGGTTCCGGCTCTAATTACAGTGGTTCCAAGCGCATGAATTCCGGCCAGAATTTCGCCTTTAAAACTGGTACACATTGCTTGCGTATTAGCCATTGAATCCTCCAACCTCAGAAATTGAAACTAACGGCTTTTTAAGGCTGACATGAGCCGACCTATGCACAAGCTCGCCATTTAGATAATACTCAACCCAAGTGGTATTTTCGTTGTCGTTGTCAATGGTTCCCTCTTTCTTGTTTAACAGGGAATCGTCCATATCGCCTTTTGTGGTGGTCACTATCATTGCGTCATGACCTCAACTCCAGCGGCTCGTCCATCCGGGCCACGGATGATCCGTTTAGGCGCGGCCAACATCTGCATCATCCCGCCCATCTGATTCATCGTTTCGTCATGCCGCCCCATCATTGATTCGTGCATATCTGCCATCCTGCTCATAGCCAGAGATACGCGATCTCCAAGCTCTGCCGTAATCTTCTCGGATGCGGCTTGTTGAGCCTCCATAGCGGGTATATCAAGGCCAGGATTCGCCCCGATTCGGGCAACCATGATCTTAGTTGCCGCCTCAAGCTCTGTTTTCCAGCGGTTGAATTGCTCCTCGGACTGTAGTTTTTGCTGCGCCATCGCCGCCTCGTACTGCTGACGTTGCGCTTCGGTCTGCGCTGCGGCTTGAATCTTCATCTGCTCAATCTGCGTTTCGGCCTGTATCTTCGCTTGCTGGATTTGCCCGTCAAACTGCGCTTTGGCTTGTGCAGCCTGAATATCCGCTTGCGCTCTGGCCTGATCTGACTGTTGCTGCGCTTGCAGTTTCATCATTTCGGGGTCGGGACGCGGTTGCTGCGGTTGCGCTTGCTTTTCTTTCAACTGATCCAAAGCAGCGTCCAAAGCACCTTCCATCGGTTTAGCCTGTTTGAATGCGCTAATACCAAACTTCATCACCTCGATCAACATGGGCGTGATTTCCGGCGAGGCTTGGGCTACCGGCAAAGCTTCGCGCAGGAACCCACCAAAAGCCTGAATGAATTCCATCCTGTCACGCTTGGTCTGTTGCTCGTCCAGTTGCACCAGCGAGTCAGCAGCCACCTCGATTCGAAAGCTCCGCAGCGGGTTATCGCCCATCAGTTGCAATGCTTCTGGGATCATCTGCTGGTCAACCGGCTGCATCTGTTGCGCTGCGGCATACATCAGGATCGTCTGCGGTTGAAACTTCGTGCAGATGATTTGCGCCTTCAAGCGCAAAAGCTCCGTGGCAAACAGGGCTACATCCTCCTGCATGGAACGCAGACGAATGGAGGCGTACTGACCCTTGATCTGCTGCGCTGTCGCGGTTTCGCTTGCCATCGAACTGCCGCGAATAATGTCCGAAAGTCCCGTAATCTCGTATATCTGATTTTTGATCTCGGTTCTGGCGCGGTAGCACTGTATCAGAGCTTCAGCCAGGGTATCCAGCGGGAGCAGATCAATGCTGCCCTTCAGACCACCTTTCTCCGAGAACCCCATCCACTTATCCACAGGGATCAACGTGTTGTTGTCTCCCTCGGTCAGTAGACGCTGCAACGCGGGTTGGCTTGCGTCATATACGCCTCGGACGCGCAAAGCCTTCACAAGCCCGTCTATGCGGTCTGAGAGGATGTCTAACTCAACCGCCTGATCTTGATAAAGCACAAAATCCGGCACCGGAACCAAGGTATCCGAGGTCATCGTGGCGTACAAAGGTCTGGAGCATGGGAAGAACTGATCTAGCTCTAGCGGATCGTCCCGCTCGTCAATGATTTCCGGCATATTTTTGGAGAACCAGTAAACCTTGCCGCTTTCCTTGTCCCAGAGTTCGCATATCTTGGCGCGGGTGTGCTCTTTGGTCGATTGACCGTATGTTTTCAAGGTATCAGGGCCAGCGTCAAACGGGATTTTATTGCCCATTTCATCGCCAAACCGTTCTACCAGAGCTTCGCGGGTCATGTACACCCACCGCCAAACGCAAGTAACCTCCTCCCACGTTCGGGCTACGGAATGGCCGAAATCCTTCCAGTGGACGTAATCCACAGGGGCGCATTCGTACTCAATCTCTTCCTGGGGTTCGGCTTCGCCAGCGGTCAGGTCAGTCTCATCCTCCGGCTCGTCTACGTCCTCGGTGATCTGCGTACCATCTTCCGGTACGTCCTGCGTTTTAACGTGCGGCTCGTAGCGAACCCAAGCAGACCCACGGCCTCCAAGGAACCTGTCCTCAACGCAATGCTTCATGGTTGAGCGGAAGTCTGGGTAATGCTCAACCTCAAAGTCTAAAGCGCGTTCAATAAGCTGCGAGGCTACCCGTCCTACGGGGTCGTTATCACCAAACCGGCGTGATACATCGGCTTTTGGCAGACGGGCGTAAACAGCAGGGGTCAACGTCTGGACGTTACTCCAAAGGATGTTGAATTTCGCGGTTTCGTTTGTCGATTGGCTGCGGTTATCGTCCCGGTAACGCTT